CGGGCAGCGGGCCGCACCGCCCGATCTGCCGGTCGGCGGCGAGGTCGAGCACGAGCCAGCCGAACCACCACGCGCCCGAGACGACGGCGAAGACGTAGGCCGGCCACACGTAGTCGTGGACCGCGAGCGCGATCATGACGATGCCAGCGAGCAACAGCCAGACGATCAAGGCCTGGATGACCCCCAGCGAGTGGACGTGGAACCAGTCCAGGAAGCGCGAGCGGCACCAGCCGTCGTGCGCGTGCCCGGTGCCGTAGCAGTCCCAGCACTGACCGTTGGACTCGTACGCGGTCGGGTCGACGCCGTCCCCGCCGCACCCACCGCAACAGCCCGGACCGCGTCGGCGCCTCACCATGAGTCGCTCCGGTTCCAAAGGATCACGAAGTACAGGAGCGTCAGCAGGGCGCCGACCAGGAGGGCGGCGGGGACGATCAGGAGCAACCACCACGGGTTCATGAGGTCTCCAGCTTCCGCTTCAGCGCGTCCAGCATGATCGTGCTCGGGCGCCGCCACTCGGTGGCGCGGACCGTGCGCTGGCGGAGCGCGTCCATATCGGGCACCGTGCGGTTCGAGCCGTCATCGGCCGGCCGCCGGGCGTACTGGCCGACGTGGTGCGGCTCGGGGCCGTCGACCACCACGTGCCGCACCTCCCCGGCGCCGGTCCGGATGCGCACGGCGTACTCCGTCCAGGTCTTCACGGTCGCCTCCGGGTGCGCAGGTGGGCGCTGGCGGCGTCGCCGACCATCGTGCGGATGGCGTCGCTCAGCCGTGCCGGACGCTCCAGGATCAGCTCCGCCATGGCCCGCTCCGCCAGCTGCCGGGCGCGCGTGGCGAGTCGGAGCGACCACAGGGCGAGCCCGATGGCGACCAGGGCCAGGACGATCGGAATCCAGGTGATCACACTTCCTCCTGGTGGTCCGGGTCGAGCGCCTTCACCAGGTCACGCAGCGGCTCCGCCACGCGCGCCAGGAGGTGGCCCATCATGGTGACTCGACAGAGCCCGGACGGACAGGCTTCGTCGGCCGCGATCATCTGGCGGATCAGCTCCTGGTACGGCTCGACCTCGGGCGGCTCGCTCACGGCCGGACGGGTGGTCAGGACGAAGGTCTGGTCCTGGTCCTCCTCGTTCATGCCGATGGCCACCAGGCGCTGGCGGCCGCCGCTGCCCTCGCCCACGGTCTTCAGGGCGTAGGTGCCGGTCGTCGCCTCGCCGTTGGTCCGGTTGATGGCGGTGACCAGGAGCCAGCCGTCTTCCACGTCGACTTCGATCACGCGACACCGAACCCGAAGACGATCTCCAGGAACGCTTCGCCGTCTTCGTACACGACCTCCGACGTGAAGTGCTCGCGACCGGCGTACTGGTTACCGCCGCTGTCGCGGACGCCCACATCCATGAGCGTGCGGACAGCGCCGTCCAGGTCGGCCGGGTCCCATTCGAACAGGTGGACGGCTCGGGCGTCGTCTTCGTGGCGGAGACGGACTTCGATCATGATCATTCTCCTTCGGTGGTGGTCCTCGTTCCGCTGGCCCATTGCTCCAGGTCAGCGATGTAATCCAGGTCCGGCGTGAACTCGGGGCCGTCGTACCCCATCTCGCCGCTGAGTCGCTGATACGTGCCGTCCAGCAGTAGGGAGGTCGGGACGGCCGTCCAGTTCGTCGGGCCGACCAGTGCGGAGATGCGCCGGATCGCGTCGGCGTGGTTCTCGCACCCGATCGTCCAGGTGCCGGGCACGACGGCCATCCGGACCGCGTGAGCGAGGGCGTCCCAGTGCAACTCCAGCTCGAAGCGGAGCGCCTTGCGAAGCTTCTTCTTCGAGGTCACGACGGGAACGCCTTCATCTGCACGTCGTCGAACCGGACCGCGCACCCAGGCCAGGCGGGTACCGAGCCGAAGACCACGCGCTCCAGCTCCCACGGGCCGCTCACGGTCGGGTGGCCGGCCGTGTAGGTGTGCTGCCCGTTGGTCACGTCGATGGCGGCGGGGATGTCCTGCACGTCCATCTCGGGCGTGAGCTGCCCGGTGTCCCACGACGGGAACGCCCTCGCGTACAGCTCGGGCGCGGCCTTCTGGAGGTGACCGATGGAAATCCGGCCCTTCCCGAGCAGCCGGCCGTCCTCCACCGTGACCTGTTCGCACAGGCCGATGGGCAGCGCGCCGACGTTCGGCACCATTACCCAGACGCCCACCGGCATGCGCACGAAGTGGCCCACCCAGTCGCCCGAGCCCAGGCCGTCCAGCTCCAGCACGCGCCCGTCGCCCGTCGGCGCGCCGAAGTGCGCCATCCGGCCGGACCAGGTGGCTACCGCGTCCGCGTCGTTGAGCACGTTGTGGGGCGCGGCATCCAGGGCTTCGCCGGTGACCCAGTGCTTGATCCCGCCGGTGAGCGCGCCAGCCGGGACGTGCTCGGGCTCGCCGGTGATCGTGATCCGCCGGGCACGCTCGGGCTCATCCGTCGGCTGTCCGACGATCTTGACGGCGTCTTCGTCGGACATGATCGTTCCCGGCTCGCCGGGCCACCGGGCCTTGCGCGGGCGCGGGCTCGGGATCAGCGCGTGACGGCCGTAGCCGTAGAGCGAGGTGGGCGGCTCCAGCGGGCGGATCACGCAGCGCGCCTGATCGATGCCCTCGCGGACGGCCCACGCCGTGGCGGTCGCCTCGGTGAGGAACGGCCCGACCATGCGCGGCTTCTCGTCCTTTGTGGACGGAAGAACCATCAGGATGTGTTGTGCCATCAGTCGATCCACTCCGCTCGCGGGCCGGGGCGGCGTTGAGCTCGCCGACGACGGAACATCAGTGCCACGGTGACGCTGACTTCCATCAGGCCCACCGCCGCGTAGATCGGGAAGACCCAGTCGCCCAGCCCGAGGGCGCTCAGCGTCACCCCGAGCAGCATGGCGAAGATCAGGTAGGCGCCGACCCGGAAGGCGGGTTGCTCGCGCCGGGGCGCTACAGGCCCGGCCACGGCGACACCTCATGTGACCAGCTGGGCCGCCAGGTCCGGAGCGTGGTGCCGCATCCGCATCCGCCGGTGGGCGTGATCACCAGCATCGGCCGTTCGTGCTGGCCGTCGACCACCACGTGTGCCTGGTTCGCCAGCACGATGTCCACGCCCACGTTGAAGGCGTGAAGGTCCGGCGGTTCGGTGGCGGCGTAGTCGATCTTCGCGGTGAAGCCCGGTGCCAGTTCGTCCGAGGGCTTCGTGAAGAACAGGTGCGCTCCGGTGTCCGTCAGATACACGCGGACCTTCCGGCGGATGGTGCCGTCCGGCATGAGCACGTTCGCCGGCCAGTACTCCGCGTACACCCGCTCCGGGACTTGGATCTGAGTGGTAGATGCGGTCATGCCCGCGAGTCTATCTCACCCCCCATTCTGGGGGAACCCATACACACCAGAAAGCCGCCTGGACCATTCTCGGAGAGACGGCCAGACGGCTGCTGGTGCGACGTGGGGAGGCGTTGCCCCAGTACGTGACTGCCGGTGCGCTACCGGTGTCCGCGCCTGGTTTGGCGCCAGCACTTCGCAAAACCGAAGGTACCACACCCCCAGGATGGGGGGCAACATTAGCCCCCGAGTTGCCGCCGGACGACGGCGGCCGCGTCGGTCAGGCGCTGGGTCCACTGGTCCAGCTCGACCTCACCGGCGGTCAGCCAGATCTCCCGGCCGTCCTGGTCGACGACCTCTTCGGCCGTCTCGACCAGCTTCCGCGCCGCGTCGGCGAACTCCTCCAGCGTGGTGGTGGCCTGCCCGATCGCGAGGGCGACGCCGTTCAGGCCGCCAGGCAGCACGGTGGCGGTCGTCTCGGTGCGCTCGGGCTCGACCATGCCGCCGTGGCCCGGAACGACAGCCTGGGCCGTGCTCGGTTCGGCCGGTGTGGGCTCCTCCAGCTTCGGGGTGTACGGCTGTCCTCCGGTGGCGGCCATCAGTCGTCCGTGCGCTTCGGCGGCGTCCACGCCTCACCCCTCTTTGTGATCGACATGCGGGGGAACTCGGTGACTACGTCGCTCCCCTCCAGCTTCACGGTGACCATATCCCGGCGCGGCATCACGACGGCCGGGTGTCGCCCGAGCACGGTCACCTCGGTACCCGGGGTCAGCCAGTCGCCCGGGTGCTCGCCGCGCGGCAACAGCTTGTTCGGCAAGGAGTGGCCCCGGGCGAGGCCCAGGAAGGCCATGACGGCGTCCGCGCGTTCGGCGGCCAGGTCGTTGTCCTGGCTTCCGCTGGCGGTGGTCTCCGCGCCGTCCTCCCAGCCGCACAGCTCCAGGACGCGGTCACGGACCTCGCGCTTCAGCCGGCCGACGCGGGCCGCTGGCTGCTCCATCGCCTCCAGGTCTTCGCGGCAGATCAGCTCCCCATGTCCACCGAACCGCTCCGCGTCGGTCGGCTCGAACTTGAGTTCGCGAACCTGGTCCAGGTCTTCCGCCATGCCCCGGAGGACCATGCCGCCGATCTCGCGGACTTCGACGCGCGGGCCGAAGGACTCGCGGATCTGGTCCCGCACCTCGCGCACGGCGGCGGCCAGCTCCTGCCAGCCGTCCGGCATCGGGGCCTTGATCCTCTTCCGGGATTCGCTCACTGCCTGCTCCCTACCTCGAAGTGCTTCAGGATCGCGGCCACCACGTCGGTAGCCGTCTTCGTCTTGGACGCCGCGCCCAGCTCCTGCTCCAGCCAGTAGTTCAGCTGCTCGGTGCTCACCGGACGGAAGACCTTCCACGCCTCCGGCTGGTCCGGGTTCTCCAAGGTCCACTCCCGCGTGCGGCTGTACGGATCGACCGTGACGCGCCAGGTCCGGCCGCATACTTCGCCTTCGTAGAGCCGCGCCGCGCACTTCCAGCGGTCACCGGTCCGAACGCGGAACGGCAGGATGAAGGGCGTGCGGCACCGGTGCTCACCGGCGACCGGCGCCAGCCACTGGCCGGTCACCGCTGGCTCTCGTGGAGTTCGACGCACAGGCACCCCGGGTCCGTGCAGTAGCAATCCGGCGACGCCTCCACCGTGCTGTGAGAGCACTCGGGGCACGCCAGCGCGCGCTCCAGTCGACGCTCCGGTGCCGACGCGACGCGATCCAGGGCGTCGCTCAGCCAATTCTTGATCATGTTCATCGGTAGCTCCTCGCTCGCCGGTCGTTGGCCCGCAGGCCGTTCGCCAGCCGGCCGCGCTTCCCGCGACCCTTCGGCTTGATCGCGTTGCTGGTCAGGTGCCAACAGCTGTGCGCGTAGCACCAGACGGCGGCGTGCGGGGTGTGATCGCGCATCGTCGCCCGGCCGGCCGCCAGGTCGTCCCAGATCCGCCGCACCCGGCGCATGGCCGACTCCTCCGACGGGAAGCGGCCAGTCTTCCGGCAGGCCATCACGCGGCCTGATCGCTGGCGGGCGGGATGGCCCGGCGGAGCCCGGCGCGAAGCTTGCGCATCCGGCGGATCTTCGGCGCGGTGTAGCCCGCCCACATGCCCCAGTGGGTGATCACATCGGGGGCGTCCAGCGCCCGGGACAGGCACGCGGCGCGGACCGGGCACGGCGGGATGCGGCGACCGTGGTACACCCCGCCCTTGCAAATCGTCTTCGCCGCCCGCGACGACGCTCCGTCGCCCTGCTCCGGGAACCAGGCGTCCGGGTCGGTGGTGGTGCACGCGGCGCCTGCGAGGTCCGGTCCGGCCAGCAGGTCGGCGATGACGTGCCGGAGAGCACGCGCGGTCTGCTCGCTGTTCATGACGGATCCGTGGCCCGGTCGCGCGGACCATCTTGGCCGGATCACTTCTTGGCTCCGCGCTCGCGGTGCGGGTACCGGGCGTCCAGTTCGTCGCGGGCTTCGAGCAGCCCGGCGAGCAGCTCATCCAGCGCCACGGAGGTGACGAGAAAGGGCGTGCGTGCGGGCAGGCACTGATCCGCCACGTGGAGGTGGCCGATCAGGTCGAGCACCACCAGCGGCAGCTCTTCCACCCCGGCGGGGCGCTCGGGCGTTTCGTCGTCCGGGTCGCTCAGCACCATGGTGTCGCCGACGCCCACGACCACGGCCATCAGCTCGATCCGGTCGGCCAGCGAGACCATGTGTTGCTCGTCGTTGTTCGCCGCGTACCACTCTTCGGGCTCAGGCATAGCTCCTCATTTCGTGATCATCTCGGGCAGGGCGGCGGCCGCGCGGTCGTTGTCGGCCTTGATGTAGTCGAGCGGCTGGGAGTCGACGTACGGGCCGAAGTTCTCCTCCGCCGCGTCGTAGGCGGCCTTCCGGATCTCGTGGCCGTCTCCGGGCCACAGCTCGAAGGCGAAGACCCAGCCGCCGATGCTGGCTTCGTAGCGCTCCAGGTCTTCCGGCGCGACGTAGTGCCGCCACTGGTAGGGCTGGATCACCGGGCGGATGTACGTCCCGTCCTTGTCGTAGTCCCGGCTCGCGCGGGCGACCTCTTTCGGGCCGGTCGCGCGGAGGAAGGTGCGGCGCACTCGGGCGCGGGCCGCCCACGCGTAGTAGCGGAAGATCGTCCGCCAGAAGGTTCCCCGGCGCTTCGACTTGCGGTGCTTGGGCTTGCCCATCGGCGAGCCTCCTCGGTGGTAGGTGGCACCCTGGATCTTACCCCCAATATGGGGGGAGAGAAAGGGGGAAGGCCCGAGCCCCACGGGAGAGGACTCGGGCCTTCCGGTCAGGCGCTGACCAGGTCGGCGCTGATCCGGCCGAAGAGGTCGTCCGCACCCGCGATCTCCAGCGCGTGCTTCGTGGCCAGGCCCTTGCCCACGTTCACGTCCACCAGCGTGCGGGCCACGTAGGTCTCACGGTTCTTGAACTTGCGCAGGTGGTCCAGGTACTCCGCCGCACCCTGGACCAGCCAGTAGGCGGAGCCTTCGATCCCCTCGCTGGTGCGGCTCTTCAGCGCGCCCCGAAGCTTGTCCCGCTCGCCGTTGATGTTGCGCATGACGCGCTCCGTCACGAACTCGGTGTTCTTGGGCTCGGGGATGAAGGAGCGCACGAACTCCTCCGCCTGGGCCTCCGAGATCAAGACCTTCTGGAGTTCCTCGCCGATCCGGGTCCACTTGTCGAAAGCACGGCGGGCGCCGAAGATCGCCTTCCGGGCCTCTTCGATGCGGTCCCGCCAGTCGCCCCGGTGAGCGAAGGTGGCCACGGTGTTCTCCTGGTCGGCGCGAGCGTCGGCAGCGGAGAGGGTGTTCCAGCAGACGATCCGGATGGAGGTGGGGTACGCCCGCGCCCCGCCCTTCCCGTCGGCGTGGCAGACGACCCCGAGGTACGGCCGGGTGGCGGAGGGATCGTCACCGATGTGCCGGTCCTCGCCCAGGACCGCCAGGCCGTAGATCGAGCGGCCCTCGCGGACGGAGCCCATGGTCTCGATCGGGAGGTGAGTCTGCTCGGTGATGGCGTGGGCGATCTCGCCCATGTCCTTGATCGTGATCAGGGTGCGGGTCTCGCGCTGGGTGTGAACGACGGCGCCGGTGTCGGTGCGGGAGATGATGCGCTGGTTCGGCACCTCGCGGTAGGTCACGGTCTCCTGGCCCTCAACCACGCGGACCATGCGCTGGTACAGCGGCTCCTCCCGCCAGTCCCAGGTGAGCCCGGCGACCTTGCGCGCGTCCTCCCAGTTCATCGGGCGGTCCTCTTCGGCCACCAGGGTCTCCAGGCCGTGCCAGCTGGGGACTCGGACCGCGAAGCCGGACTCGAACTCGTGCATGGTGTCCTCCGTGGTGCTCGGTTGGTGATAGGACCATCATGCCCCCCATTTTGGGGGGTGTCAATGGTTCTACCTGTCACCGGTGGAAACTCACCCGGATGGGTCAGGCCAAGGCCTCCGCCGCGATCGCGCCCAGCCGGCGGGCGATCCCCACGGCCACCGCGTTGCCGATCTGCTTCTTCACCACCTTGTCCGTGGCCGCGCCCTTGCGGGCCTTCGGCGAGCCGACGAACTGATAGTGCTCGGGGAACCCCTGGGCCAGCGCGCACTCCCGATCGGTGATGATCCGCTGGTACCGCACGCCGTCGCGGATCTGCGCCACCGCGTGGTGGTTCCCCCCGGCCGTGATGGTCGCCAGCCGGTTCGAGCTGGCCCGCAGGGCGTGCGCGTGGCGGCGGTAGACGACCAGGTGCGGCACGTACTCCTCCCGGATCTCCGCGATCTGGGGGCTGATGTACAGCTCGCGCGTCAACGGCTTGCCCGGGTCCGAGTCCAGGATGTCCGCCGCGTACACGGGCTGGATGCCCTTCGTGAGGTTCTCCATGGAGAGGTCGAGCCGTAGGCCGTCGAACGTCGCGACCATGAACATGCGCTTCCGGATCTGGGCGTGGCCGAAGTCCGCCGCGTCCAGCATTAGCACCTCCACGTGGTACCCGAGCGTCCGAAGCATCTCCAGCCACAGCGGGTAGAGCACCCAGGCCATGAACTCGGGGACGTTCTCGATGAAGATCACCGGATACCGGTGGACCTCCGCCGCTTCGATCACGGCGAAGGCGGTCGCCCGGTCGATCGAGCCTTCGTCGGCGCGGAGCAGCTCGACCTCTTCCGGGAGCTGCTTCCGGCCGCCGGAGCGCGCGTGCCAGACGCACGACGGCGAGACCCATAGCGCAGTAGTGGACGGGAACGTCCGCCAGTCGACCTCCTTCAAGTCCTTCAGTCGGTGATCCGTGTCCGGGTGGTTCAGCTTGTGCGTGGCCACCGAGACGGGGTCGTGGTTCGCGGCGCACGCGAGCCACCAGCCCGCCTGCTTTAGCCCCTCGGAGGCGCCGCCGCCGCCGCTGAACAGGTCGGTGGCGTCCAAGATCCTCTGGGCCATCGTGCACTCCTACTGGTGATGGATGAGACGTGAAGCGGCGGGCCGCCCAGGGAGGTGGACGACCCGCCGATGATCAGTGCCCGAGAGCCGAGACGACGGCGGAGCCCGCCTCGAAGATCCCGTAGAGCGCGCCGCCCCCGGCGACGGCCAGCAGTGCGAACGCCCAGGCGCACCCGCTCTTGCCCTTCTTGGCGGCCTTCTCGATCTTGCCTTTGTTCTGCCGGAGGTGCTTCGCCACCCGCCTGTTCCGGCCCTTCTTGCCCTCGAACACGCGGGGCTTCTTGGCCCGGTCGTAGGCGTCCATCGCGGCCTGGTCCTTGGCGTCCCAGTTCGACGACTTCGTGCCCGCCAGCATGGCCGCGTCCACTTCGTCCGGCGTCATGCCGAACAGATCCTTCGTGATGTCCGCCAGCCAGACCTCATCCCCGAGCGCCTCGCGGATCTCCGCCGCCTCCGCCTGGGCGTCCAGGCTGTCCTGGATGCCCTGGTCTCGTCGCTCCCGCTTCTTGCGGGCGGCCATCTCCGCCAGCCGCCGGTCACGGTCCCGATCGCTCTCGCCGGGCCTGCGGTCCGATTCAGCCACGTGGTACTCCTCCGGGTTGGTGGTCCGGTACTGCTTGACTTCTCCAATCTAACCCCCCAAAATGGGGGGTGTCAAGCGGACCGGTCCGGCCCGGTCCCGGATTCTCAGCAAGGTCTCAGCGCGAAGTCTCTCCCCCAAAATGGGGGTCCGGTACTACCCTGGACACATGAGGCTGATCACTGGTACCGGACTGGCTCTCCTGGCCGCCTTCGCCGCTGGTGTCTACACCGGCACCTGGTGGCTGATGGTCGGACCGCTCGCGGGAGTCCTGCTCTGGTCCGTGCTGTCGGCCCGGAGCGCCAAGCACCACGGCTGGCAGGCCGGACCGGTCCGCCGCCACCACGGGGTCCACTGGACCTCGCGGAACTAGCTCAGGAGGACCACCACCATGCGCCTGCCCAGCGTGCTCGATCCCGGTCCGCGTCTGCGGATCTTCGCTGCCATCACGATCACGGCCACCGCCGTGATCTCGTTCGACTCGATCCGGCATCTCGCGGAGTACGCGCACTTCGGCAAGCTGGCCTGGATCTTCCCGCTGACCCTGGACGCCGTGGCCGCCTTCGGTATGGACCTCTGGGTCACCCGGTCTCCCGCCTGGAAGCAGGCGCGCGCGCTCGCGCTGGCGGCCATCATCGGGTCCCTGATCGGCAACGTGGTGGACCACTGGATCTCCTCGAAGGACTTGCTCCCTGCGGTACTGGGTGCGGTACCGCCGGGGATGCTCGCCGCGCTGCTCGCGGTACTGCACCGACACGCGTCCGGTACCGCGTCGGTCCGGTCCGGTCCGGACGCGGCGGTCCGCGTGGTCCAGGATGCGGTCCTGACGTACACGGTCCCGGACCGCCTGGTCCGGCCGATTGGACCGACGGACCCTTTCGTGGAGTTCGAGCGGAACCGGGACCAGTTCTGGAACCGGGTGGACGTTGGTACCGCTGACGAGTGCTGGCCGTACCAGGGGTCCCGGACCAGGGACGGGTACGGGATCTTCTACATCGGCGGCAAGCAGTACCGGGCCCATCGCGTCGCCTGGTCCATCGCGAACAACCAGACGGTCCGGTCGGACCTCCTGGTCCGGCACATGAGGTGCGACAACCGGGCTTGCTGTAACCCTGCACACCTGGGCGAGGGCACCCATGCGGACAACCGGGCTGACTTCTCCGAGAAGCTTCGAGCCGTGGCGGCCGGTGAGCGCGAGAAGCCGCGCGAGGCGAAGCCCACCGCGACGCGGCGCAAGGTCGTCCAGCCGGGGGCGGGCGATGACGTGATCGTGAAGTGGATCCGGAACCAGGCGCTGGACGGCGGCTGGCCCTCGAAGCGCGAGGTGATGGCGGAGCACGCCGTGGGGTCGGGGCGCGCGCTCCGTCTCCTCACTCTCGCCAAGGAGATCGGCACCGTGGAGGTTGCTACCGATGAGTAGGAACAAGCAGCAAGGGGGTGCCTGGGACATCATGTGGGGCACCCTCCTGGCCAGGCTGTTTATCTGGACGACCGGGAAGAGCGCTCGCGGCATCAAGCGCCTGGCCTTCCGCTGGCGGCGGGCCCTCACGCCCGTCGTCTTCGGCGGGCTGGTCTGGATGCTGTCTGCGATCTGGTCCGCGTTCGACCCCGGTTGGTGGTCCCTGCTGGGCCTGCTGGTCCCCGCCGGTACCGGGACCCTGGCCTACTTCGGACCGGTCCTGAACGAGCGGTGGTCCCGCCTGGTCACCCGGGTGGTACCGGCGGGCCTGGACCGGGGTAAGGACGGCGTGCTGGACCGGCCGCCGGAGCGGATCTACCTCGCGGCCCTCGGTACCGCCATCGGCGTGTACGTCACGGTCCGGTCCGGGCTCGGTGGGTCCGACTTCACCGGGTACCTGTGGGAGGCGGCGGTACTGGGCTTCGGCGGCATGTGGTGGTACCACCGGCGCATCCGGTCCGCCGGCCGGTCCGAGAAGGTGGCCCGGAAGTGGAACCGGATCACGGACCGGGACCGCTGCCCCGACAACCTGAAGGCGATCGCCGGTACCAAAGTCCTGGCCTCGCGGTCTCGCGGCCACGTCGCGGAACTCCACGTCCGTCTCCCCGAGGCGGCCACCTTCGCCGTGCTCCAGCGGTCTATGGACGCCCTGCACAGCTTCTACAGGGCCCGGCCGGATTCGATCTTCCCGCACCGAGACCCGAACAAGTCCAACGAAGCCTGGCTGGACTTCATGCCGAAGAACCCGTTCGAAGGCATGCTCAAGCACCCGGCGCCCGAGGTCGGGACGTACTCCCTGCGGTCGATGGGCAAGAAGATCCCGCTCGGGATCTACACCGACGGGCGCGAGATCGAGTGGGACATCAGCCACGCGGGCGTCTACGGCCAGTCCGGCGGCGGGAAGTCGGGCTTCCTCCACAACATCATCCGCTGGCTGGCCGGCGCCACCGATGCGATCATGGTGGCGATCGACATGGCCGGTGGCGCGTCGTTCAACGCTTGGCGTGAGGCGTTCGCCCTGCCGATCGCGAAGGACTTCGACCAGGCGATTCTCCACCTCGAAGCCGTCATGCGTTTCGTGGAGACCAGGGAGCGCGAGCTGGGTTCCGACGCGATGGACGACGACGACGCTGACGAGTTCGAGCCTGGCCCCGGCCGGCCCTGGCTGTTCCTGATCATCGACGAGTTCCCCGATTTGATCGCCGCCGCGCGGGGCATGGGCGAGAAGGAACCGCAGCTGACCTGGGAAAAGTACCTGAACAACCTGCTGGGCCGGATCGCCAAGAAGGCCCGTAAGTGCGGCGTCCGGATCATCATCGGCGCCCAGAACCCGACGAAAGAGGACATGGGCAAGACGGAGTTCAAGGGCCAGCTGGTCACCACGGTGGGCCTGCTGCTGTCCGACCAGCAGAACAAGAACCTGTGGGGCAACGAAGTCCGGGTGGGCTGGACCTCGGTTGGCCTGGGCAAGGGCGAATTCCGGCTCCGCGACCCCGAGCACCAGACGCCCCGCATGTCCAAGGGCTGGTGGGTCCCGAAGCCGGAGCGTCGCCTGGCCGCCGTCGCGGCCGGCCGCCTGCTCAAGATGGCGGAGAAGGAGGCTTGGGACGCGCTCATGGGCACGAACGGTGTCGTGGTCGTCGTCCCGGGCGAGGTCGTCCCGGCGCGCGAGCGGGACGCCATCCTGCGGGCGCTGGACGACAGTGCGACCGGCATCCTCACCCGCTCCGAGCTGTCCGAGATCACCGGCCTGAGCAGGGCGCAGACGTACAAGCGCCTGGCCAGCCTGGGTGAAGAGCGGATCCGCAAGCTTGGGCGCGGGCGCTTCGCACGCGTGGGCGACACGCGCGTGCCTGTGAGCACGGGCGAGCGCGTGGACGCGTAGCGAGCGTTACGGGTACGCGCGTCTCATGATCTCGTCCGCTGCGCGTCGCACGTAACGTGCGCAGACGTGAGACCGGCGAGACTTGAGACGGACATACCCCCCACCTGGGGGGACACAAGCCCTCCAGGGCACTGAAAAGGCCCCCGGCCGGAGCGAAAATCTCGCTCGCCGGGGGCCTTTTCGCGGTGTTGATCAGACCTGGTGCCAGTAAACCGTCTGCTGGCCGTTCCCGTCGCGGTGCGGCATGAACTCCAGGGGCATCCGCGCCTCCACCGCGTCCAGCACCATGTCCACCAGGTCGATCCGGTCGCTCTCGGGGTTGACCGCCGTGAAGCAGTTCGCGGAGGCCACCTCGAACTTCAGCGCGGCGTACTCCTGGGCGCGGCTGGACACGCCCGCGTTGTTCATCTGCTGGGCCTTGTCGAGCGCCTCGTTGCGGGCTTCGACTACGACCTTTTCGGTGGTGAGGTCACTCATGCTGTCTTCCTCCTCGGTGTGGTGGTGCACTCCACGAGCAGCGCGTACAGCGCCCCCCGTTTGGTCTTGTGGCCGAAGGCAGCGAGGTCCCCGGCCCGATCCCCTGTGTCCCGGAGCGGCTCGCCGTCCCAGTCCGTCTCCAGGTGCGCTTTGCCCTCCGGCGCGCGGTAGCGGTAGGCACACCAGCAGGTGCCGCTGGCGGTGGGCTGGATCCAGCCCACGCTCTCGCCGTCCAGGTAGACGTACCAGTGGCCGGCCATGCAGGCCCGCACGCCGTCGGGGCTCACCCGCGAGGTGCGCAGACCGCGCTTCGCCCAGGCCTTCCAGCGACGGGTCTCCAGGCCACTCACTTCGCCTCCAGGCACTGGACGTGGGCGTACCCGCCGACGTTCACGTGGACGATCCGCTGGCCGGTCATGATCGGCCGACCGCAGGACTTGCACGGGCCGCTGTTGTAGCTCGACTTGAACGCGTGGCTGTCGGCCACCACGTCCGTGGGCGGTCCGGTGTCCAGCCACCACTTCCGCGCCATCGGCCGGCCCCGGTTCGTCATGTCGCCCGACACCCGGTCGTCCGGGTAGCGCCCCTCTTCGTCGGGCGCAGGGCCCAGCTCGGGCTCCTGGTCCGAACTCCAGGGCCCGTGCTCCGTCTTCAGCAGGGCGTTCACGAAGGACTCGTCACTGCCCCGGCACCCGGAGCAGTCGGTGACCAGTAGATCGGTGGCGCGGCACCGGCCGTCCTCATCAGCTTCGTGCTTCACGGCGCGCGTCCTCTTCAGCCTGGAACCGCGTGGTCAGGTGGAAGTGCCGACCGTGGCGGCATTCGTAGGTCGTGTACTGCATGCCACGGACGCGCTCCAAGGCCTCGCCGGTGGACTGGGCGACCTCCTGCGTGTCGTACATCAGCTTCAGCTGGGCGTGGCAGTGCAGCGGGCGCCCGCCACGGTCCTTGCGCGCGTACTGGCGAGCGATGGACTGGGCCTGCATGGTCACGAAGTCGTCGGGCTGGCCGACGTGGGAGCCGCGCCCGGTGAGACGGTTCCGGCTCCTGGCGCGCTTGGGCAACTGGCGGCGAGACATGTCAACCTCCGATCAGCGCGAACACGGGCGACCACCAGGGCGCCCCGCCCGCGATCAGGACAAGCAGGGTGAGACCGGCCGTGAGACCGGTGAAGACCAGCGTGGCGATGCGCTCGCCGACGGGGCCGCCCGCGCGGAACCAGCGGAAGCCCCAGGTGCTCCAGCGGCGGCCCTTCTTGTCGAGCAGCGGCCAGCGCACGGGGACGCCGGACAGCGTCATGGCGTCGCCCAGGATGTGCACCAGCGTGCCCAGCCCGAGCGCAACGCCCACGAAGGCGGCCCAGGGGCCCAGGTTGGTGACGCCCAGCGGGCCGGTGGAGGCCATCAGCGCGGCCACTCCGCCACCGGTGATCAGTACGAACGGCAGGGTGTGGGTGAAGGTCCGGTGACACCCGCCCTCGCGGTCCTTGTTCGTCCGGGTCGCTTCGTACACGGCCATGGAGAGGTGGCGCATGACCCAGCACACCAGCTGGCTGACCCCGGGGATGATCTTGGAGATGAGCGCAGGCTTGTGGTCGATGTCCGGCCAGAGCGCGCCGACGCCAACCAGGGCTGAGAAGGCCGCTGAGAGCGCGAGAGCCCGAGCAGGCGTATCCACCCCAGTGGGGGCGAGAACGGCTGTCACGGGCGAGGAGAGCAGGCCCGTCGTCAGTCCTGAGAGGAAGTGCCCCCGGGCCATCATCGCAGTGCCTTCAGATCGTCCACGGCCTCTTCGAGGTACCGGACAGTCTGGTTCAGGTCGTACAGCGTGCCGTCCGCGATGGCCTTCAGCTCCACCGATGCGGTCTCGACCCGGTAGGCCAGGTCCCGCAGATTCTCGGCACGCACCTCGGGTGTCATCATCGTCCCCACCGCGACTTCTCTTCGATCAGCTTTTCCTGGGCGGCGGTCGAGACCTCCACGATGGTCGCGAGGGCCTCCGCGTAGTCGGTGTCCTGGTGGTTCCAGTACGCCTCATCCAGCGCGTTGACCGCCTGCTGGAGCTGGTTCAGCTGCTCGGGGGTCACGGCAGTGCCTCCACGGCGGTGCGCACGGTGCGCAGGACGTTCTCCAGGTCTTCGAGGTTCGCCAGGGCGTCCACGGCGAAGTTGTCGCGACTCGTGGAGCCGGGCTCCGCGTGGAGCGCGTACGACACTGCTTCGGTGATCGCCAGTGTCCGATCGTTCATGTCGGCGACGGCTGTTTCCACGTCGCTGCTCGGTGTCGTGGTGGTCATGGCACCGGATGCTACCCCCTATTTTGGGGGGCAGACAAGGGCCTATCCGGGTGGGTCCGCAATCCCCAGCGCCCGACGGTTCGCCTTCACCCGCTCGACCATCTGGCACCCGTCGCGATAGACCCGGCCGCCCGGGGAGCGCCACCGGCCGTCTTCCAGCCGTCGCCAGTCGGCGGGGTGCTGGGCATCGGTGCGCACCGTGCGGTTGCGCCGCTTCGGCGGAGCCGGCAGAGCCGTGATCGGGTCGCCGGGGTCCACGTCGGTCATCTCATCCAAGTCGTAGAGCTGCCCCTTCCAGGCGGCGTACGCGGCCACCTGTACCTCCGAGAAGGCGGAGGCGACGACGCGCGCCAGCTCGCCCGGGTTGCGCGCCACGCCCGCCCAGCCGCGCGCCTGCGGGCTCGATACCCGCACCCCGCCGTCCGGCAGCGTCTCCACCACCAGGTTGACGGCCCGGACCTGGTGCCCGGCGCGAGACATCCCAAGCCCGCCCGGGACGTGCGTCTCCCCCTGGCGCCGGAGTGGTTCGGTCATGGGCCGTACCGTCCCGCCGCGACCCCCAACCCGGCGCGCGTCACGCCTTGCCGCTGGAGCACCTGGCTGCCTACCGCGTTCGGGCGCTTCGGGAGATCCCGCTGGCGGTCGCCGCTGGACGGCGGGGTCATGATCGAGTCGCCGGTCTGGCCCAGCTTCGTCACGCCGTGCACGTAGGCGTCCATCCGGTCCGGGCTGTCCTGGCTCTCCTGCCACGCCACCAGCTGGTACTTCAGCTCCACGAAGTCGCCGACCCAGTGCACGTGTCCCCACTCGTGCATCGGGCCGGTCATCTTCGCGCGGTGCGTCTTCGTGCCCTTGGCCGCGATCGACTGGACCGGGATGCCGGTCTCCTGGGTCTCCAGCACCTTCGGCACCAGCGGCCACAGCTCGGTGAGGTCGCGGCGCAGCTTCACCAGCTCCTCGGGCTCCGCGTCGTCGCGCGCCAGCTGATTGGCCGCCTCGAAGATCAGCTCTTCGTCCGGGATCTCCGGGCGCCGCGCCACCTCCAGGTGCTTGAACGGGTCCAGCTCGTGCAACTTCTTGGCCTCGCGGAGCAAGTCCTTCCACGCGCGCCGGCCGATCCGGCGGAGCCCGGACAGCGACTTCTCATAGCGCACGGCGGAGGCGTCGTGCCGGAGCGCGGCGAGGTAGGCGACCCGAAACCAGCGGCCCGAGGTCATGTGGCCGCTGTCGTCGGCGAGCACGTACAGGTGGCCGTCCGCCGCGCCGCGCCCCATCGTGATCACGCCTGCTTCGTCGCCGTCGCCCTCGTTGTCGGCGGGGTCCACGAAGACCTCCACCACGGACAGCTCCGGTGCCACTGGTCGCCGGTGGTTCTCGATCCACTCCAGCTTGAAAATTCCCCCGGCCGGGGGATGTGGCTCGCCCATGTACATCGCGGACCAGAAGCGCTCACCGACACGCTTCCGGATCGCTTTCCACTCGCGCACCGTGCGCCTGCGGGTGGAGACCAGGTACTGGCCAGGACTACGACCCAGCGGGTCCTTGCCCTTCGCGATGGCCGGGATGACCAGCTGTTGGAAGCTGGGCACTCCGCCGCCGGATTGGTCGTCCTTGATGATCCGGCCGATCAGGTCGTCTTCGTGCCAGCGGGTCCCGATCACGATCACGATGGCGCCAGGGGAAAGGCGGGTCGACGCGACGGACTGGTACCAGTCCCACACGGCCTGCCGCTGGACGGGGTTGTCGGCCTGAAGGGCGTTCTTCACCGCGTCGTCGATGATCATCACGTCGGCGGAGCGGCCGGTCAGCGAGCCGCCGACACCGACCGCGACCATGCCGCCGTTCCGCCGGCCGGGGCCGTCGATCAGGTTCCAGTTCGCCTGCTTCGCCTGGTCCGGGTCCAGGATGAGGCCCAGCTGGTCTTCCTGGTTCAGGTAGTTCCGGTCACCCTTGTACCCGGCGCCGAAGGTCTCGATGGCCTGCCGGACGGCGAGCGTGGAGCGCGCGGCCAGCGTCTGCTCATAGCTCGCGATGATGATCCGCCGCTGGGGGTTGCGCATCAACAGCCACAGGGGGACGGCGGTCCCCATGCGCATCGTCTTGCCCTCCTGGGGCGGCGTGGAGATGATCCACTGGCGCTGAAAGCCCGCATCCGCCGCGATGGCGATCTGATCGAGCGCGGTCATCATCTTCGTCTGGACCGTGTCCGGCGCCAGCAACTTGGCCAGGTGGCCGGGGCTCGGGTAGGTGGCCAGGGCGCGCTTCCGGCGGAGGATCCGGTCAAGACGGAGCTGGGCCAGGCGTCGCTCCCCGCCGTTCAGCGTGTCAAGCTTCGCCCGGATCTGGGCGACCAGGTCATCTTCATTCATCCCGCCGCCTTGTCGTCTTCGTCGGGCTCCTGGTCCTCGCCGTCGTCTTCGAGCACCACCGGTGCGTCGATCATCAGGACGCCGGTCTCCAGCAGGCGCGGCACCTGGTCGGCGGCGTCGCCCTCCAGCAGATTGACCAGCTCCGCCACGGTCGCGTCCACGCGCTGGTTGCTGATCTGGATCTTGAGCGACTGGTTCAGGCCGGCCAGGTTCGCCACCCGGTCGATCACCTTGAGCACGATGTTCGCGGCCTTGTCGTCGCCGTGGAGAGCCTTGTGCATCCAGTGCTTCTTCAGCTGGCGTAGCGTCTCCAGCTCGCGCTCCAGCATGGCTTGCCGGAGCGAGGTGTCCGCCTGGGCAGTGCGCTCCAGGGCGTCGTTGAACAGCTTCGAGGCCTTTTGCTGGGAGAGCGGCGGATCGAACTCCTGGCCAGCCTCGGTGATCGTGAGACCCTGGGCGACCAGCTGGAAAAGCCTGTCTCCCTGCTCCATCAGCTGGGCCGCCGTGGCACGCGGTGTTGATCGCTGGCGGGCGCTCACTGCCCGCAGGTTGCCCTTCCTGGCTGGCACGGCCGTCTCCTTCCTGGCGTGCGACTGGGTCAGACCAGCGGGAGACGGGGCCTCGCGAGACCGGCCATGGCCAGCAGGAATCGGGCGTTCTCCTCCAGCTCGCGGTGTGCGGGTAGGACGTGCGTCCCGATGCCGCCCTTCACGCCGTCCAAGGCCTTCAGCCGTGCGCGCTCGGAGGCCATCCGGTCGCACAGCTGGTAGAAGTTCGCGGCGGCGGTCTGGCGGCCCTTCAGCCACTGGGCGTTCTGGTTCGAGCCGCGTTCGTCTCGCCGCTCGCGGGCGATCTGCGGGCCGTACAGGTAGAAGACCATCAGCTGGTGGTCACCGGCCAGGGCCGCGTTCACGAAGCGCTTGTTCATCAGCCGCGTGCCTTCGAGGGCGATCACGGCCAGGTCGTCGGCGCCCGCGCGGAGCCATTCGTCCACGCCCACGATCGCGGTCTGGCTCATGGTGTCGGTGCCCGGGTAGCCCTCGGGGTGCTTGCCCAGCCGTCGCCCCAGCTCGCACCCGAAGAGCCGGGAGTCATCCCACAGCAACTCGCGCATCGGGCCGCCCGCCTCCAGGTGGTCGACTTCTGCGCGGTGGAAGCCCTCGAAGGCCGTCCCCAGCAGTGTGGACTTCCCGACCCCCGGCTCTCCGACAACGAAAAGGATCTTGCTCATGCGGAACTCCCGGCCTCACTGATCACCCGACCTGGTGATCATAACCCCTAATTCGGGGGGTGAGACAACGCGAGACCGGGAGACGCGCCGCTAGACGTGGCTGAAGTAGTCGCCTTCGTCGCTGTAGTGGACCTCCGGCACCGAGGTGCCGTCATTCGGGATGTAGATCGCGCCGCCGGTGCCCACGCCAAGCTGGAGCTGGTTGCCTCCGAGCACAAACGAGACCAGGGCGGAAGAGTTCGAGCTGTCGTAAAAGACCTGAGTGCCCCAGGGCACCGCTTCGGTCTGGAGCGTGGTCCGCAGTGTGTCCGGGTCCCCGTCGAACACGACCCGAGTCCAGCGACGGGCATTGCGCACGTAGTCAGCAGTCATGCCGGGCAGCCTACGCGGCGGCCTGGGCCTTCCAGACCCGCAACCGGCCGCGACGCGTCCCGTTCGCCACGGTCGTGGTTGCGCCGTTGTTGTAGAACCAGGCGCAGAAGATGGCACCGGACGTGAGCCACACCGGGGCGCTGGTGCCCGCGTCTCCCCAGGGTCCGGCGGCCACGCTTCGAGCAGGGACAAGCAGGGTGTTGTCCGCGTAGGTGGCCAGCCCGATGGCCGGCCCTCCGGCCACAGCGGCGGTGGTGCGAAGCTGAAGATCGAATATGTACAGGCCGTCTGATCCCACCGTCCACTGGTTCGAGCCGTTGAACGTGATGTCACCCCAGGGCCCGATCGCCGCCGTAGCGGAGAAGGTCAGCTTCGTTGAACCGGCGGGCAGCGACTGGTCCCCGGGCAGGGCGTTGTTCGTGAGCCACTCGCCGCCGGTCATCTGGTTGGTCATCAGTCCGAACAGCACCCAGGTGGCGCCGTCGTACTGCCACAGCCGGAAGTGGTCACCGGAGTGGACGACCATCTGGCCGGTGTACGGGCTGGTGATGTCGGTCAGCGCGGAGACCACGACCGTGCCGAAGACGCGCCAGTTCGTGCCGTCGTAGGTCTCCAGGAAGTTCTTGTCCAGGCGCCAATAACCCTGACCGGCCTGGGGCGCCACCGGCCGGCCGCCGGTCCCGGTGCCGGTGATGATGCCCGGCCCCTTGGCGTCCACATAGGCCTTCGTCGCGCCGTCGGTGGTCGCCGTCGGGGCCGCCAGGTTGGTGGCCTTGAAGCCGCCGAAGCTGATGTCCCCGCCTGCCGTGACCGGCCCCGGCAGGATGATGGAGGCCGCCATGGATCAGCTCCGGATCTCAGCCGAGTACTGCGCGGCGGTCGGGGCGGTGCCGAAGTCCAGCGTCACGCTGGCGGAGCCGGCCGCGTTCACTACCGAGCAGTAGACCTGGGCGTTGTCGGAGACGCGGTACACGGTGACCGCGAGCCGACGCCCGGCCGGTGGCGCGAACGGTGACGTGATCGTCACGGCCGTTCCCGAGCCGGGCGCCGGAACGCTCACGGTAGCGGAGCGGGAGACCGTGTTGTCAACGGCGAGCCCGCCCGTGGTGCTGATCCCGCCGCCACCGGTCGCAACGGCGGAGATGGTGGAACCGACCACCTGGACGCCGTTCGTGCCCGTGTAGGTCACCTGGGCGCCGAACTGGCGGATCACCACCGGGTCGGTGCCGATGACGGGGTTGGTGGCGTTGGTCGTGATCCACTGGGTGGCGCCGTTCGCGGTGCCGTTCTTGACGAACCAGAACGCGCCCGGCAACTCCTCCTGCGGGGTGACCCGCGTCCAGCTCCCCGCCGCCGCCAACCACACGCCGTTCTGGACGTGCCCACCGGCGACCGCCTGGAGCACCCGGTCACCAGCCAGCAGGGTGTAGCCGTCGATCGTGGTCAGGCCGGACTTCGTGACGTTCGTGGTCGCCAGCACGGCCACGTCGTTCTTCACGTCCAGGCCGGCCGTCGCGTTCGCCACGGCGGTGTCCACGTACGTCTTGTTCGCGCCGTCGGTGCCGGTCGTCGGGGTGCCCACGGCGGTGAGCCGCTGGGAGTTGATGTTCAGCGCAGAGGTGGGCGCGGCGAACTGGTCCAACCGGTCAGCAGTGGCGGCGGCGGCCGCGTCGGTCGCGAACCCCGAGATCGCCGACGACGGCCGGACGCCGGTGGTCAGCGAGAAGTCGCGGACCTGGGCGAGGGTCTGTCCGCCCAGCTTGTTCGAGTCCAGCGCCGTCGTCGCCGTGGTGGCGGTGGTCGCGGTCGTGGCCGTCGTGGCGCTGTCGGCGGCGGTCGCGTGGTCCGCGTTCGTCGCGTGGGTGGCGTCGTCGGCCGTCGTCGCGTGGGTGGCGTTCGTGGCGTTCGTCGCGGTGTCCGCGTTGCTGGCGTCGGGCTTCTTCCAGGCGGAGCCGGTGCACTCCCAGAGCGTGCCCGAGAACCACACCAGTCGGCCGGTCATGGCGGCGGTCGCGGTGGGCAGCGAGCCCACGGGCTCGATGTTCAGGTCCAGGGGCGGGTAGTTGTTCAGCTCCAGGGAAGCGATGAACGGGATCGAAGCGGGCATCTCAGGTGACCTCCATCGTGCCGATGACCGGGTCGTTGAACTCGACCTTCACGGTGTTGGCATCCGGCCAGCTGACCGCGCCGTAGAACTGCTTCCCGTTCTGATCACGGGTCGTGGGAAAGGGGTGACGGCCCAGGCCGTGGATGAACTCCCAGATCTGCGTAGGCGTCGCGAAGGGCTTGGACTGCCCGAGCGCGGGCGAACGCTGGGCGATCCACTGGCCGGCCGATCCGTACGTGAGGTGGTCGCCGACCTGCTTCCCGGCGGTGTCCACGTCGGAGAGGTCGTCCAGGGCCATCGACCACGGCGGGTCGGTGCCCGGCGGTGGGACGGCGATCAGCAGTTCGCTCAGCCAGTGCGTCTCCCCCTCCGCCGTGATCCGGAAGGGCCAGGCGATGCCGTTCGGCGCACACCGTTCGTCCGCCAGGTAGTAGTTGCCAGCCTGCTCGAACTCGGAGTTCAGCAGCAGGGTGGCCGACCACTGGCCGGTGTGGTCAGTGTCGACGGCCGTATCGGCCAGCACTTCGCCGATTCCGTTGGTCAGGAATGGATCGCCCGGCGCGATCAGCTTGATCCGCACGGTGACGTTCTGGAGGGCCCGGCCGGTCCCGTCCATCAGCGAGTTGATCACCGTCCCCCGGCGCCCTATCGGCTCCGTCACACGCCACCTCCCGGATCTCCAGGATCACTGTAGGAGAGGTGCGGTGCTCGGGGTCGTACGAACGCGGGACGACCTCCGCCGCCGCGCGCCGGACGTAGCGCGCTCGATCGTCCGGAAAGACGCCAGCCAGCTTGAGCCCGTCCAGGATCGGCTTCAGGCTGTCGGTCTGGTTGTCGCTGTCGGCCACGCGGTCGGAGCCTGTATACCAATACAGCGTCACGTCCACCCGGGCGCCCGGCGTGATGGCCAGGCCGTGCTTCTGCTGCCAGTGCTTGCCCAGGTAGAACAGGTCATTTCGGGTCTCGCGGTACTCCCTGTGGGCTGGTGACCAGTGCTTCCGTCGGTTGGCGGACAGGGGCGGCCGCTCGTACGGCAGCACGAACGACCACCCCCGCCCTTCGCTCACAGTGCCCGGCTCCCGATCGTGTCGCCGGCCGCGTCCACCGGCGCCGTGACCTGCTCACGCACGAGCAGGTGGAGCACGGCCTGGACGGCGAACATGACCGTGGCCTGCTGCTCAGGTGCCCACGCCAGGCCGTACGCCAGCCCGAGCGCGATCCCGGCCTTGATCAGGGTGACCACCGCAGCGGCCCAGGTGCCGTCGTGCAGCGCGACGGCACCGATCAGGCCGAAGACCGCGAGCGACACGGCGGCGATCACGCCTTCCTGCTCCACGGATGCGTGGAAGACGAAGGCGGACAGGAACTGGACCAGCGCGGCGATTGCCGTAGTCCACGCCAGGGGGTCCCGGCCGAATACCCTCATGATCGTGTTTCCTTTCGGTGTCACCCGAGCAGGTAGCTCGGGACGAACTGGACGGACGTGCGTCCGTTGCTGGACAGCGAGTACGTGACCCGCGTCGTGCCCTTCGGCACCTCGTACGCCTGCGCGTTGTTCCAGTCGCACCGACGCTCGGTGCCGTCCTTCCACTTCGCGGCCGGGACCACCGAGTGGCCGCCGCCCGTTCCGCCGCCGGGGCCCCAGCAACCCACCGGCGCGTCCGGCTCCGCGTTGCCGAAGAAGCAGGTGGCGGGGTCCAGCGGCTGGACGATCAGCTGACCACCGCACGGGATCACGACCTGGGCCGCGAACTCGACTTGCGTGTCCTTGCCGGGGCCGCCGCCGTCCTTGATGACCGGCGTCGGGCCGTGGATCACTGGAGTGCTCACAACTTCCTCCATTCGTGCGATCGACAGCCGACCGCTCGGGGTTGGGGTGGGCGTGGGAGTCGCGCCCCCGCTCCGCATGACCGGAGCGTCGCCGGTGTTCTCATCCACGCCGGAGGCGACCACGCCGGGCACCTTGCGCGTGCTGCCGAACTGCCACGTGCGGTACGGGTTCTTCGGCGTGGCGCCGTACCGCGCGATCCACGGCCACACCCCGGGCACCGAGTTGCGCACGGTCGCCAGGAGGTAGCTCATCATGCTGTCGTTCGCGTAGAAGACCGGCAGCTGACCGATGGACGCCGCGCGGCCCAGCCAGGCGATCGCGAACTGCGCGGCCGCGTTGCCGGGGACGAACGGGTCTTCGAGGTCCAGGGCCGGGGACAGGTCCACCGCGTTCCGGTCGTAGGCGGTCCGGAGCAGGAGGTTGTACTGGTCCACGGCGGAGCCCGGCTGGGCGTAGCCGTAGAGCCCGCACGCGATCCCGACGCTCCGCGCGGCGGCCGGCCAGTCGGCGGTGTCGCGGGTGGTGAGCCCGTCGGTGCCCTTGAAGTAGGCGAACGTCTTGCCAGCGCGGCGAAGCGCGGACCAGTCGCTCACGGTCTGGTACTTCGTGTAGAGGTCGACGCCTTCGCTCATCCGATCCTCCCGGTGGGCACGCTCACGTCACCGTGCAGCTTCAACAGCTGGTCCAGGTGCGTGAACCGGATGAAGGCGCGGCCCTTCTTGCCCCAGTCCTCACCCCAGCTGTTCGTGATCTCCACGGCCTGGCGCTCGAAGTCGACGCCGGAGCCGACGATCTGGTGCCCGCCGGCCAGCCCGCTGAAGGTCTGGACCACCACGAAGCCGTCCCGGTCCACGGTGAACATGGAGTTGAACCAGGGGATCCCGATGCTGACCGGTGACACCTGGAGCAGCTTCTTCACCGTGGTGAGACTGAAGGCGTGCCGGTAGGCGTCGATCAGCTTCTCGTGCTTGAGCGCCTTCATGCTCCACAAGCCGGTGCTGCCCGTGTCGTCCGGCGGGTAGCGGCCGGGGATCTGGCTGTCGTCCAGCTGGGTCTCCAGGCCGTAGAACGCCAGCGCGTCCCGGGTGGTGAACAGCGACGACCGGGCGAAGGGCTCGGTGTTCAGCACACCGAGCGCGGCCATCGCCGTGCAGGCGCCCACGTCGCCCTGGTCGAAGATCTCGCCCTGGCGGGGGTGGTAGGTCGTCCGCTCGCGGGTGACGTGTTCGACCAGCGTGGCCGCGTCGTAGTCGAGCGAGCGAGCGTCGTGGAGCACGTGGCGCCCGAGCCCGGGAGCCTGCTCCAGTCGATGGAAATATTGACCGGCGACGTGTGGGACTCCCATGTCGAAGTCCCTGCCGTGCTCGCGGTCATACCGATCCGCCACGCCGTCGCCGTCTTCGTCGAAGTGCTTGCCCATGTGGCTACCTCCGAGGGCAGCCTACGCGACTCACCCCCCAGTTCGGGGGGTGAGTGCGGACCGCTACTGATCGCCGATCGGGTCCCAGTGCGTAGGCATGTCGTAGGCCTTCTCCAGCGAGATCGGCCCGAGCGCCCACGGCAAGATCCCTTCGCCGTGGGTCTTCGTAAGGTCTTGCGGCCAGCTCCGCTCATCACGGTGGCCGCGCCAGCTGATCACCTGCGCCAGCTTGTCCGGGTCCTCACGGTCGCGCCGGAGCCCCAGCCCGAACTCCGGCCACCCGAGGAACAGCGACGACCCACGGGGCCGCATGAAGCGGTTACCCTCCGAGTCCTTCGAGTTCCCCGCGTGCGCCTCGGTGATGATCGCGACGCCGTACCGCTCGCGGAGCTGGTCCAGCTGGGAGACCAGCTGGCGCGCGGCCTCCTCGTTGTTCATGTCCGCGCGGTGGAGTTTGTACAGCGGCCCGATGGCGAGCACGTCCGGCGCCGTCGCGGAGACGAAGCGCTCCAGCCGGATCATGTCCGCGCCGTTCAGGAGGTCGAGCCCGCCCGGCGCGAAGTCGATGAACAGCCGCTTGTCCCAGCTGGCCGGCGGGAGGCCGTTCTGGGCGCGCATCGAATCGACCAGCCCGACCATGCGGCGGTACCGGCGGCGGGACTGCGCCGGGCTGTTCTCGCAATCCATGACCGTGACCCGGAGTTCGCCCACGCCCTGGATCGGCTCGGTGGTGAACGGGTGGATGCCCGCCGCGATCGCGCACAGGATCTGGGTCACCAGCTCCGTCTTGCCGAAGCCTTCGTCCCCGGTCAGCATCACGCGGTCCATCTTCTCCAGCAGGCCCGGCACGATCCAGTCGTAGGTGGACTCGCCCGCCAGCAGGTCGGCCAGCGTCGGAGGTGCCCACTCCGCCGACGGGGAGGCCAGCCGCGCCATGTCCTCCAGCATGATCCGGACCCGCTCGATCGTCGGCGCCACGGGCGTGCTCTCGCCGGACTCCCACTGGGCATCCAGGTGCTGGACCTCGCGCACGAACTCCTCCGCCATCCGGCGGCGGGCGTACAGCTCGCACAGCCGCTCCGCGTACGCGGCCACGGAGCCCACCCCGCCGAAGGCACCTTGCTGGACGATCTCGAACAGCTCCACGGCGTGGATCCGGGAGGCCAGACCCTGGTCCAGGATCGCGGCGTGCACGGTGGTCGCGTCCACCGGCGTCCGGCGGATCAACAGCTCGCGGATGATCGCGGCGATCGTCTGGTGCTTCATCAGGTAGAACGCCTCCGTGGGCACGGACAGGAAGGCCGCCGTCACCTGCTCGGGCGTGGACATCATCGCGGCGAGCATGGCCCGCTCCGTGAACACGTCGTGCGCGTTGCGTGCCATGGTCAGTACTCCAGGATCTGGTTACCGACGCGCTTCGCGCCGTTGGTGGGCCGGGCCGGGGCCGGGCGGGAAGCGGGCTTGGGGCCGCCCTTGAGCGTGTTGGCGAGCCGTTCGGCGGTGAGCGTCCACCGGTTCTCCGCGATGAAGGCCATCGCCGCGTCCACGGCGGCGTCCTGCCAGCCAGCGGTCAGCGCCTGCTTGACGATCTTCGCGAAGGCGGGCACGTTGCCCATCTTCCCGAGCCGCTCGTAATGGCGCCCGGCGAGGACGTTCGCCCGCTGGTTGATCGTCGGCGGCTTGGGCTCCTTGGCCTCTTCGCGTCCCTGCTCGGGAACCTCGAAAAGCGCTCCCGACGCGGTAGCGGCGGCTAAAGGTTCTACCTGGGGGTTCACCTGGGGGTTATGCCGCTCGATCTGAGCGGCCCCCCCGCCAGATTTGAGCGGCCCCCCTCGCTCCTTCTTGGCGGCCCTCCGCTCAGATCGAGCGGCCCCCGCCAAGTCCGCCAGCTTCTCCGCGTTGACCACGTAGATGCTGCGATCGTTGTCGCCGTCTTCGGCCTTCCGGAACTCGCGCCGGAGCAGGCCCTGGGTCTCCAGTTCGGCGCAGGCCTTGCGCGCGGTCGAGAGCCCGCACCCGGCGCGGCTCGCGATGGTCGCCATGTACGGCCAGCACACCCCGTCATCGTTCGCCTGGTCGGCCAGCGCAAGCAGCACCAGGCGCGTGGTCGCCGGGGAGACGGCGGTGTCCCACACGTCGGTCATCAGTCGAATGCTCACCGCTCACCAGCCAGCACGTCGGTGTAGAAGATCACCCGGGAGTTGCCGGGGTTCCGGCACTCCGAGCCGTCGCTGAACAGGTACGGGCGGCATCGCTCGATGTGCGCCGTTTCGTCGGCGCGCCAGTCGTTCGTCCCGAAGGCGTACCACCAGGCAAACCGCTTCGTCCGGCCGTGCTGCTTCAAGCGCTTGGTGATCAATCCGGTCTGGCCGACGTAGGCCACGCGGTCCTGGTCGTCAACCAGGGTGTACACCCAGCCCGCGAAGCCGTGACCGGAATGCCGGTGCCACCCGGTGAAGGTGCACGGCCACTCACCCAGCAGGACACCTTCGCGGCTTCGGAGCACGAGCGGTGGGGGACTCGACCAAAAAACGTCAGTAGATGTTGTTACACTCACGTCGTACTCCAGTTCGTGGTGGACTGCGGAGGACTTCGCTGGCGTCGTTCGGGCGACTCAACCAGCACCGAGAGCCGGACCCTGGTCGGGGGTCCGGCTCTTCGGTATTACGGGTCCTGTAGCGTCATTGCGCTTGCCCTCTCGTGGCTCGGTGTCCGGGAGGGCAGGCCCACCCGGTAGGGCGTCCGCCGATCATAACCCCGTGGTGAGGGATCAGAACAACTGCTGTGGCCCAACGGTTTCCGCCCGAGAAGTGGAGGCGGCCTCCGTTCCGGTCAGCCTCTCCGCCGCCGCCACGCCGGCCGAAGTCAGCGTCCAGATCTGCCACTGCCGACCCTTGTGCGCGCGCGTGGCCGACTCGCGGAAGTTCGTCTCCTGGTTCCAGAAGGTGGCCGTCGTGGCCAGCTGGGCGTCCACCAGCTCGCCCCGGCGCGGCCGCTCGGTGTTCTGGTCCATCTGGAGCCGCTCCTGGATCTCCAGGTCGGTCAGGTCCCCGAAGCGGTAAAGCGCCAGTAGCACCTCCGCGCGCTTCGAGCCCGGCCGCATGACGGCCAGCGCGGCGGCCCGGCTGGTCGCCATGGCGTCGTTTCGGACCTTCCCGGCGTAGTCGTCCGTGGCGGCACCGACGGCCGCGTCCAGGCCATCTGAGAGCCGCTGGATCGCGCAGTCCAGTTCGCGCCGGAGCCCGGAGGCGATCTGGGAGAGCGACCCGGCGTCTCGGACCTTGTCGAGATCCCGGGCGAGCGCCAGCGCGCGCTCCGTGCACGCCAGCGCGTCGGTGAAGTGGCTCATGGTCGAACGCGTCCCTTCAGGTGTTCATCGGGGTCCAGGCCCCAGGTGTCGGCGGCCATGTAGCCGCGCGCGGTGACGCTCGCACTCGTACTGGTGACCAGCCCGTCGCGCACCAGGTCCGCCCAGGCGGCCTGCTGCTCCGTCGTGAAGCGTTCGGCGTGGGCGGCGGCACCCTTGCGCAGGGGCTCGCCCGCCCAGGTGTAGATCCGGCCCCGGACGGCGTGCTCCAGCATCTCCCGGTGGAACACGCCCCAGCTCATGCTCTCCGTCATCGTTTCCCCTTCCCGAAGTGGCTGGCGGGGTCCAGGCCCCAGTCCTCCGCCGCGCGGTACCCGCGTCCGGTGATCTGGTCGCCGATCACCAGCCCGGCGCGGGCCAGGTCGCGGTACGCCTCCGGCACCACCATCGGGTGCGTACCGGACGGCGGAGTACCCCGGTACACGGGGTCCGCACCGCGCGGGCACTCCAGCTCGCCGTGGAGCACCTGGGCCAGCGTGTGCCGCCGGGCGTCCGTCTGTTCGAGGACGTAGGCGTCGCGGTCGGTCATGCCAACAGTTCCACCGTGATCAGCGCTCGCTCACCGGCGGCGGTGGTCAGCTCGAAGTTCGAGCTGTTCGCCACGGTCACGGGCGGGCTCGCCGTCGCCTGGGTGTCAGCATCCAGGAGCTGGTCCTGTACCCAGGTGGCCAGCTCTTCGGAGTCCAGCTTCTTCGCATCCATGATCTACTTCTCCCTTGGGTATTCGCGTTCCACCTTGATGCCCTTCAGGCGGGTGGTCTTCTTGATCGCCCCGGTGACCGTGCTCGACAGCGCGTCGTCCCCGGCGGCGGCGGCGGCCTTCGCCAGCGCCTTCACCTTCGTCACCTGAGCCTCGAACTTGCCGGTGGCCAGCACGCGGTGGACGGCCTGCCCGAGCACCCAGGACAGCGAGGAGATCGAGTTCTCCGCGTCCCCACGGAACTCCGCCTGGAACATCTCCGCCAGGGCTTCGTTCACCTCGGCGTCGGCCATCATGCCGACGACAACGCCGGTGATGATCGAGTCCAGGTCGAACGTGTACTTGTTCTCGTGCTCGCGCTGGACCTTGATCGTGGTGCCGTCCAGGTCCGGCACGGATGCGTCGCCGTTGGGCACGCCGTCCTGCTCGCCGTACATGATCGACAGCTGCTCGCCGGAGCGGCTCTTCACGTCCTTGGCGAAGTCGGCGAAGGCGCGGCTGTAGTCGGTCGCGGTCTCCGCCATCGCGCCGTAGCGACGGAGCAGCGCGTACGCGTCCTCGGGCTTCTCGATCTCCGCTCCGCCGCGCTTCGCGTACTCCTCCGCCTGGACCGCGTCCAGCCCTTCGCGGAGCACGGTCCGCAGGTTTTTCGTGGTGGGCAGTTGCTGGCCGTCGTGCAAGATCAGGCCAGCGTCCGGCTCGGTCATGATCTACTTCTCCTTCGCGTATTCGATGACGGCATCGTGGTCGGTGTCCAGCGCGTGGTGGTCGAGCACGGCGGCGGGGGCGCAGCAACGGCAGGCGGAGAGCATCACGCCGTCGCGCTCATAGATCACGGGCACGTAGACGTTGCACTCGATCGTGCGGCCTTCGAGCTGGCACACGGGGCAGGCGTCGCCGTAGTTGTCGACCTGGTCCGCCCAGACTTCGCGGAAGATCAGGTGAACGGCAGGGCGGCCGGTGATGCTGGGAGGGTCGTGGCGCGCGGTGGTCATGGTTGAGATCGTACCCCCCATTTTGGGGGGACACAAGTAGAGCCCCGGGGGCCGTCACTCCCCGGGGCTCTACTGCTTCGCGTTCATCTCCTCCGTGCTGGCACACGGTTGGCGAACAGGAGATTCGCGCTCACCGGCAACAGCGCCACTACCGCCGGGAGTCGATCAGCTACAGACGATCGCCGTCATCCCGTTGCCCAGGTCGACGCGTTCGCACCGCCGCCGCTTCGGCCTAAAAGGGCGGTTCGTCGGTGAAGCCGCCCTGGTAACCGCCGCCACCCTGCGGGGCGGAGCCCCACGGGTCGTCGGCCGGCGCCGCGCCTCGCTGTTGGCCGCCGCCGTACTGGCCACCCTGGTTGTACTGGCCGCCGCCGCCCTGCTGGCGTTGCTGCCCGCCCTGGTTCCAGCCACCGCCACCCTGCGGGGCGCCCCCGCCCGAGCGCTCCGCGCGCTGGACCTTCGCCGTGGCGAAGCGGAGGTCCAGCCCGATGCCGTCCACCTCCACCTCCCACGAGACACCCTTGCCGCCCTCGCGGTTCTCGTACGAACGGGACTTGATCGTCCCAGTGACGACCACGCGGGCGCCTCGGGTCAGGGACTCCGCGATGTTCTCCGCGAGCGTGCGCCAGGCGTTGCAGCGGTACCAGGTGGTTTCCCCGTCGACCCAGTTGTCCCCGTCCTTCTTGCGCTCCGCGACGCCCACGCTGAAGTTCACCACCGCCGCGCCGGACGGCGTGAAGCGGAGTTCGGGGTCACCCCCGAGGTTGCCGATGAACGAGATTTGCGCGTTGCCAGCCATGATTGTTCCTCCGTTGTTGATCTAGAAAGGGCAGGTCATCAGTTGTAGCGCGGCGGCTCGGGCGGCAGCGGCGGCCGCTCGCGCCCGTCCAGCGCGTTGACCATCGACACCGCGAGGGAGCGGGCGACGGACTGGAAGCCCGAGAGCTGAGAGCGGAGGTTGTGCTGGGAGTCGCGCAGCGCGCGCACCAGCATGTCCGCCTCCGTCATCTCGTGGCGCTCCTTCTCGGTGGCCAGCCAGGCTTCCGCCTTCCGCTGGTCCGCCGCGCGCTGGTCGGACTTGGCCAGCGCCAGGTTGTAGCGGAAATCGTGGTTGTGCGTGGCCTGGTGGAGCCGCGCGAGCTGTTGCCGAAGGAACAGCTCCGAGTTCTCCAGCTGGCGCAGGATCTCCACGATCTTCAGTTCCACGTCCTGCGGGGTGTACGGCAACGTCGGGTCCAGCGGAGCCAGCCGGCCGGACAGCGGGTCCAGCTCCTGGCCCGCGCCGGGCATGATCGGCGTACCCCGGTACGGCACGACGGCGGAACCCACGGAGGGCTCCTCCGGAATTCCCTCATTTGAGGGTTTCGGACCGCCGTCATGATCCTCATAGGCGTCCCACGGCGGCCCGTCGTCGGCCACCTGGCCCGCCGCATCGGCCAGCGTCGGGGCGTTGTGCTCGGGGAACGGGCTCTCGGAGTGCTTCACGAACTCGACCCCGGCCACGGTGACCTGGTCGCCCACGGCGTGCTCCGGCCGGTCATCCACGCCCTGCCATGAGGGCGGCTCGACCGGCGGCGGGCTCGCACCCCACGGCGCCGTCTGGGCTTCATCCGCGTCTACAGGGGCCACGCCGGTGAGCGTCTTCCCCGCGAAGCTGGGCGCGTCCTCTTCGGGCTCGATCGCCAGCGGCTCGGGGTCCGGCTCATCCTCGGGCGGCTCGCCCCAGTCCACCTCCGGCTCTTCTGGGCCGGGGTCGCCGTCGTGCTCTTCGTCCGGGTGGACCGGGGTAGGGCCATCGTCGGGTCCGGGCGTCGGGTCCGGGTCGGCTACCTGCTCGCCGCCGTACACCCCGAAGGCACCCTTCACGCGGCCGGGCGCGCTCGCGGTGTCGACCCGTTCGGAGGCCACGCGCTTCGTGTACTGGCTCAGCGTCTCCTGGTGCTCAGGGTCCGGCCAGCCGAGCACCTCGCCGCACGCGCAGACGATGCCGGTAGCGGCGACCCAGCGCGGCGCCTTGCCCACGGTCTTGCAGTGGACGTGCTCCGGCCACGTCTCGGAGATCGTGATCTGGGCGGACTTCACCTCTCCGGCCATCAGCTCTCAACCTCGCTCGGGTGGTTCGTGGTGCCCTCCTGCTGGCGGGCCATGTACGCGGCGGCCTGCTCGGGGGTGGGCATCGCGCCATTCGGGTTGAGCTGCCAGCGCGCCAACTCCGCCTTGATCCGCGTCTCCAGCGGCACGCCACCGGCGTCAACGCCCAGCAACTGCTTCTGGCTGGTCAACATGTGGATGAAGGCCAGGCGCTCCAGCGTCATGGCTTCGTTGGTGAACTCGCGCCGGACCCAGTCGACCCACTGGGCAACCTTCTCCGCGCGCGTGCCCTGGGCCTGGGGCGGGTTGACACCGGCGTCGCCCGCAGCCTGGCGCTGGGCGGCGTGGCGGTCACGGGCGGCCTGGTTCGGGTCGTAGCCCTCGCCGCCGCCGACGGGCGGGGAGTAGTCGCCGGGGCGCTCACCATCGGGGTCCGGGTCGTCGGTCGCGATCATGAACGCCTGGGTCAGTGCGGACTTCATCGCCATGGTCATCGCCTTGGCGCTGGCCTTGTCGCTGGTGTCCTTGCCCTCGCCGATCGACCCGGCCGTCACCGAGGAGCCATCCACCAGGCTGGTGAACGTGTACTCCATGGTCACGAAGGCGGACATCCACGCCTGGTAGCCGCCACCGTCCTTGAACGGCTTCTTGTCGATCTCGTGGCTGGAGGCGACGACGCGGGAACCCACGAAGATGCCGTGCTGGCGGAACGCGACCGCGAGCGCGGCGGCGGTGTCCTCGAACTTGCGGAAGGCGTAGCTTCCCGACCGGCCGCCGTCGTACTGACCGGCCTTCGGCACGTAGGTGACTTGCTTCATGACGGCGGCCACCGCCGCGTAGATCGCTGGTGCGGCGGGCGCGCTGGTCTGGTCGTCCTGGGCAGGCGCGGTCATCGTTACTCGCTCTCCTCGGTGGTGCTCTTCGGCGTGGTCTCGGGCTCCGTGATCACCAGCGCAGCGAAGCCAATGATCGAGCCGTGCTCCACGTAGTACTCCAGCATCTGCTCCACCGCCGCCGGAACGCTGATCCCGGCGGACTCGATGGTGTCCCGGGTGGCCGTTCGCTGGCCCTTCGGGACGCGGAAGCGGATGCGCTCGCGGTCTTCGCCGTACGGCCGGGGACGGATTCGCGCCTTCCCGCCGTCGATCGGCTTGGCCAGCGCGGCCGCCGCGAAGTAACACGCGCGGGTCACACTGGCCAACGTTTCGCCCTGGTAGAGGGCGCGTGTCATGGCGGCTTCGTACAGGTCGGTCCGGATCATGATCTCTTCCGGGACCTTCCTCTCCTCCGCCTCTTCGGGGGTTACCGTGCTGTTCATGCTCGCCATCTTACCCCCTATAATGGGGGGAAGTGCAAGACCCGCTGGCCAAGGAGACCACTACGATGGGCAAGAAGCGACCGGACCCGAACTGGCGCGAGATCACCGAGCTGCTGTGGACCAGGTCGGAGGGGTTTTGCGAGGTGAGCGGGCGCGCGCTGGATCGCGACACGTTCGACCGGCACCACCGGCGCCTGAAGGGCATGGGCGGGACGTACCGGCCGCTGACCGACTCGCCGTGCAACCTGCTCGCGCTCGATCCCGAGGTGCACAACGGCGCGCCGTGGAGCGTGCACCAGCTCCCGAGCTGGAGCCGTCCGCGCGGATACCTGCTGTCCGCGCACGTGGATGACGAAGCCATGGCCATCACGCCGGTGCTCTACCGGGGTAAGAACTGGGTGGTGCTGGACGAACAGGGCGACTTCGGCGTGCTCACCGAGCGTGCTCAGCGGCACTGCTGGCGGAAGCTGGAGGCGGAGCAACGGCCGGTACCGGCGACGCGCCCGCGAGGCTCGCAGTACCGCTGACATGCGAAAGCCCCCGAGTCGCTGCCTCGGGGGCTCCGCTGGAGGAACACCGCACCTGCCCAGCACGGCACTGCCAGATTACCCCGGGAAGGTGCGGATCGTGAGTTTGTCGGTCAGCTTGCCGCCCGAGCACGTCCGCTTGATCCCCACCACGGAGCCGTAGGCCTGGGTCGCGCCGGTCATCCCGGGCTGCCCGCCGGCCGCGTCGCGGTGGATCACCCGGCACACGTCCTGGAGCTGGCGGCGGGGGTCGCCCACCACTTCGATCTCCTGGAACTGGACCGTGGGGTTCTTCGTGTCGGCCAGCAGTGAGGCGGACAGCGAGCGCAGCCAGAGGATGTCCTGGGTCCATTCGCTCGCGGGGATGTTGTAGACGCGCTCCTTGAACCGGGCGATCGACGTGCTGTCGCTGACCGACTCGACCACCTGGGGCCGGTCGGCGAGCACGGTCCCGCCGATCTTCAGGAACGCGGTGGAGTCGTCCACGGCCAGCTCCGTCTGGCTGGAGAAGCTGCCCAGGATGGCGATCCGGAGGTGCCGGTTGTTCGCGTCGATGTTGAACCAGCCGGGGAGGGCGTAGACGGCCATGTTCGCGCCGACCGGCGGCGGGCCGTTGCTCGGGCGCGTGCCCGGGACGTACAGGCACAGACCGTTGTTGTAGTACGACGGAGTGTAAAATTGCATGTACTGCTGCCAGTACAGCGTGGGCGGGCTCAGCCCCGGGTCGTAGCCCTGCGGGAACGTCAATGCCGGGATCTGTCCACAGTAGAACGACTGGACATCCGACATGGTCACGTTGAACCGAGGCGTCTTCCCGGGCTGGGTCAGGAACTGGTCAGGCTTGCTGGCCGCGTACACGGTCGAGTAGGGCACGGCCAGCTTCGTGTTCGCCGTGTAGCCGATCCGGTTGGCGACCGATAGATACGCGGCCACCGGCGTGAGGTTCAGGGCGTTGTCGATCGTCACATCGAAAACGGAGTTCGCCGACAGCTGTCGGCCCTTCACCGTGGCCCGGCTGTCGAACGTCGCCACGCCCTGCTCCGTGAAGTAGAAGGCACCCAGGTCCGCCGACGTGATCGCCTTGATCACGTCGCCCGCCGCGTCGCTCTCGATGTTCGGCAGCCAGATCAGCCGCTGGCCGGCCAGGTCCACCTTCGCCTGTTGGCGTGGCGCCGTGGGCGGAGTGGACTGGGGCTGGACGTAGTTCGCTATCGGCGTGTCGTACCCTAGCGTCCACTGTAGATACTGGGCGGTGCCCTCCACGTTCAACAGCACCGTGTTCGTCATGCCTTCGATCCACTGGTACGTGAGCGCTCCGAGCGCCCCGACCAGCCCGCCGTTGGTGTGGTTGACGACCTGCGCGCCGTCCAGCCACACGGAGCCGAACACCTGGGTGCTGGTGAACTGGACCACTGCTGAGTAGTAGTGCCACCCCGTCGTGCCCAGGCTGATCGTCCACGCCCAGTTCTTCGTGTACCCCTCGTTGTTGACCTCCAGCTTGGCGCTGGCCGTCTTGTGCTTGAGCGTGACCACGACGTTCGCCGGGTACCGGTCCGAGCCACTGAAGTTCTGGTGGTACGCGGAGAGGAAGAACTGGCTGGTGGTCCACGGGTCGCTGGCCGACGCGGTGTCGACGTACACCCATCCGGCGAAGCCGACCAGGTTCGAGTTGTTCCCGGCGTAGGTGTCGGCGCCGTACCACGCGGCGGCCTGGACGTTGGTGTCGATCTCCGTGATGCCCCGGGAGCCGGTGGTGGAGTAGTTGCCCAGGTTGTACTTCCCCTTGAACGCGGGCCCGTACTTCCCGGCCGCCTTGCTCCACAGCTCACCAGTGGTCTGGCACGCGGGCGTCTGGTTCGGCAGGCTCTGCCGCATCCCGAAGTCGTAGGTGTTGGTGAAGTTCCACTGGGTGATCTGGTTCCAGGCGCCGACCTCGGGCAGCGCCCCGCCGCGCAGCGTCCAGCCGACGACGCACCCCGGGTGCCAGGGCGGCCCTTCGTAGAAGCCCGAACGGCGGAGCACGGAGTCCAGGAGCCAGCACGCGGACATCGTGCCGGACTCCAGCGCCTCGCCGGTGTTCGCGGCGGTGTCGCCGAAGTAGCTCTCCCGGCGGTAGGCGTCGGCCGCCCAGCGGCTGATCGTCACGCCGGTCTCCAGCTGGCCGCCGCCGTCGAAGCAGACCATCGTCACGCTGCCGCTCGCGAGGTTGGGGACCGCGCTGTCGATCCAGCCGGTGATCTGGTCCACCTGCCAGAAACCCAGCGGGCTTTGGACCGTGGACTGGAGCAGCATGGGGATGTTCAGCGCGGCGCCGGAGCCGTACGTCCCGTACGCGCTGAACGGGCTGAAGACCTTCCACAGTGGAGTGCCGTCGCCGGTGGGCGTGTTGCCGCTCAGCTTGATCGTGATCTTCGCCGTGGAGTAGCCCTCGGTGGTCTGGAGTTCGTCCGGCACCACGCCGGCCAGCTGGCGATCCAGGCTCCACTCCTCCACGTTCGCCGAAAGGTCCGACAGCGGGTCGGCGAAGGTGTTGTTCCGCGCCCAGTCGATCTTCAGCACGGTCCCGTGGTACCGCTTCTGGCCGGGCGCGAGCGCGGCGGCCAGGTTGGCGTCTCCTGCCTGCTGCACCTAGATCTCCTTAAAGCTGAACGTGCCATTGGTGTACGGCCCGACGGCTTGCCGGGAGCCGGCCGCGCTCTCGACCATCATCACCTTGGGCACTCCGAGCCCGAGCACCCAGGAGGTCGGCACCAGCACGCCGCTCTCCAGCTGCCAGCCGTGCGTGACCGCAGTTCCACTGGTGGCTTGTCGAAGCTGGACCTGGACGGCCACGATGGTCCCGTTCGTCGGCACGGTGTACGGGACATACCGGCGCGGCGGCGTGCCCGCGACGACCACGGTTCCGGTGACCGGCGCCTGAGCGACCAGGGCGGCGTTGTAGGGCACGATCTCCAGGGTCGGCGTGCCGGACTGGGCGTAGGCGGAGAAGCACAGCTTCTCGCCCGGCAGCACCGGGATCACGGCCGTATCGGTCATCAGTCGATTCGCGTTGTTGGCGAACCAGCTGACCGCCTTCGAGGGCCCCGGGCTCAGCTCCTCGCCCGGCGTGGCGGCGGGCAGTAGCAAGTTCGTGGCGGCCACGGAGGTCACGGTGTCGCCCGCGCCCGGCGCGCTCCAGTCGGTGGAACCCGGCAGCATGAAGATCGTGGACGTGGTCGAGCTGATCCGACCCCGGAGCAGGTTCTTCTCCGAGGACTCGCGCAGGTACAGCGGCCCGGTGATCGCCTCCGTGTAGAGCATCCGGAACCACGAGAGCGCGCGCGGGGTCAGGCCGTCGGTGTCGATCGCGAACTCGTGGCGACGGCTGAACACGTCCTTCGTGCGCTGGCCGGACAGCGGGATGTGCTCGGTGCCGTACTCCACGAAGTCGTGCGTGTAGCCCGCCGACGGAACGTCGATCGCCATCAGCCGGCCGACCGGCCCGAGGTAGATCCGCTCCATTACCGCCTCCGGGCGTTCGACTGGTCGACGGACTTCACGCCGCTGGCCACCTCATCGGCGGACACTACGACACGCAGCTTCTCCAGCGCCGCCGCGAGGTCGTCCGGGAGTGTCTTGCCCTGGGCGGCCAGGGAGTCCACCAGCGCCTGGAGCGTGGCCAGCTGGGCGGCCGCCGTGGCCTGCTGGGTGCTGGAGCCCGAGAGGTTCGGCACGTTCGGCGTGGTGGCGCTCAGGGCCGATGTGTCGATCGTCGGCGTGAGGTTGAGTTCGGCCTGGACGGCGGCCGCGAGGGCGGCGGCCTCCCCGATCGCGGAGCCGGCCATCCGCCGGATCCCGTCGGCGATCGCCAGCGGGATCGACATGCCCGAGTAGAGCACCCAGCCGCGCCCGGAGAACGGGCCCTCCTTCGCGGGCGAGAAGGGCAGCAGGCGCCGCGCCTTCGCCAGCACGTCGCCGATGGCACCGGCGACCGCGCCCGCCGCGTTCTTGATGCCGTTGATCAAGCCCTGGATTATCGCCTTACCGGCGTTGTAGAGCATGTTCCCGAAGTCGCCCAGGGCGCCCAGGATCCGGCCGGGCAGCCCGCGCACGAAGCCGACCACGCTCTCACCGCCGCTGGCGGCCGCGTTCTTGGCCGAGTTCCAGGCGTTGGCCATCCAGTTGAAGAGCTGGTTCGCGAGGGAACCCACGGCGGCCAGGACGCGGCCGGGGAGCTGGCTGAAGAAGACCACGACGTTCGCGATCCCCGTGATCACGGCCTGCTTCGCCGAATTCCAGACGCCATTCCACCAGGCGCTGAAACTGCCGAGCAGGCTGCTTACGGCCACAAGCACCCGGCCGGGGAGCTGGCTGAAGAACACGACCACGTTCGCGATTCCGGTCGTGATCGCGTCAACCGCCGCGTGAAACCCGTCGTTGATCCACGTCCCGAGCTGGACGGCCAGGGAGCCCAGGGCGAAGACGATCTGGACCGGTAGGGCGATCATCTCCGCCAGCACCCACTCAACGCCCTGGATCGCGGCGTTACCCATAGCCACGGCGGCCTGGTACAAGGCGTTGCCCACGATGCCCGGCAGCGAGGCCAGGAAGTCTCCTACCCTGCCCGGGAGCGCGGCGAGGAAGTCCACACCGGACTGGAACCAGCTGACGATCTTGTCGCCAATTCCACTGAAGAATGAACCAATGGCGTCGCCAATTCCCTTGAAGAAACTGACGATATTGCCCCAGATCTTCCCCACATTCGTGTCGAAATCGGTGAAGAAGTTGACGACTCCCGTGACGACCTTCTGCACGATGTTGATCAGGTCGAGCAGCGCGGGCACCACCGTGTTGACGATGGTCACCGCGAAGTTCAGCATGGGCTTCTCGACCAGCAACCACAGCCGGATCAGCGGCGGCAGCAGGGTGGCGGCCAGCTGGACCAGCGGCGGGATCAGCGGGATGATCGCGCTCACCAGCTGGAGGAAGATCGGCGCCAGCTGGGTGATCGCCCCGAGCAGCTGGGGGATGATCGGGAGCAGCTGGTTGATCCCGGCCACCAGGGCGACGGCGAGTTGCTGGAGCACCGGCCCGAGCGCGGCCCCCAGGTCGACGAACGCCTTCGAGATCGCTGGCAGCACCGGCGCGAGCCCGGAGGTCAGCCCCTGGATCAGGGTGGTCAGCGGCGGGGCCAGCGTGGCGATCGCGGTCCCGAGCACGCCACCGATCAGGCCGGCCACCTGGCCGACCAGCGGGAGGATCGCCTGGAGCGCGGGAGCCAGGGCCGTGAGCGCCTTGCCGATCCCGTCGGCGAACGCCTGGATCCCCGGCATCGCGGCCTTGAGCCCGTTCGCGATCGCCGTGATCACCGTGGCCAGCGGCCCCTGGAGCGTGGCCGCGAGCCGGCCGAACAGTTCCAGGATCGGCCCGAGCAGCGTGCCGATCGAGCGGAAGACCTGGGCCAGCCCGTCGATCGCGGGCTTCACCAGCCCCAGGGTCTGGAGGCGGTTGAACGCGTCACCGATGGAACTCAGGATCGAGCCCAGCGCGGAGCCCAGCTCCTTCAGCTGGGGGCCGACCGCCGACGCCAGGTTGAGGAACCCCTGGGTGAAGGCCTTGATCCCCGGCTGCATGCCCTGGATGAACTGGGCCGTCTGGTTGAACAGGTCCCGGATCTTGGTCAGGTTCTCGCTGGTGGTCAGCATGTTGGTCAGCTGAGTGACCGTGCCACCGAGCGCGGTAGCCATGCTCTGGAGCCCCGACGTGGCGGCTCCGAAGAGCGCAGGCATCTTGGCCACGGCTGGCGCTAGCGCGGACTCGAAGCTGGCCGACACCTTGGACTTCAGGGCGTCGATGTCGTCGGACAGCGGCTTGAACGCCCGCTTGATCCCGTCCATCCCGAGGGCGATGGCCCCGAGCGCCACGCCACCCACGGCCGCGAGCGCGGGCAGCGCGATGATCAGCCCGCCGACGACCCCGAGCAGCGGGGCCAGCGCGGCCGGTAGCAGCACGGCCTTCGAGGTGAGCAGGGAGAACATGCCGCTGCCCGCGCTGCCCATCGCGGAGAACTGGCCGGACACCAGGTTGAGCGCGCCGCCCAGTGCGCCGTCCAGCACCTTGCCCAGGCCGCTGGCGTCGATCCCGGAGTCACGGAACTTCTTGCCGGTGCGGGTGCTCTCGTCACCGGCGTCCTTGTTCCGCCGGCCGAAGATGTTCAGCTTCGAGACCACGGAGTCGATCACCGTAGAGGACCCGAGCACCGAGCGAACCCAGCTCTTCTGCTGGGCCTCGCCGTCCTTTTGGGACTTCGTCAGAGTGCCGTGCGCAACGGCCAGCTTCTGGGTGGAGGCGGTGACCTTGTCGGCGGCCACCGCCTCCTCCGCGCGCGCCCGGGTGAGGTTCCGCTCCGCCGTGCTGACCTGGTTCGCGGTCGCGGTCCCGCTCCGCCGGAGGTTCTCCAGCTGGGCTTCCGATTCGATGGTGCCCCGGTGCGCGGCGTTGAGCCCATCTTCGGCGTTGATCAGGTCCAGCTCCGCCTTGCGGAGGTTCTGGGTCATCTTCACCAGGGGGTCGTTGTCGATCTTGACCCCGGCCAGCGCGTCGTTGATGTCCCGGTCGATCGTGCGCTTCAGGTCGTCGGCGATGGCGTCCAGCCGGATCGACGCTTCCCCGATCAGCACGTGTCAACCCTCCATCAGCCGCCCGCCCAAGCCCTGCTGCTCCGGCGTGGCACCCCACGTCTCCCGCGCGGCCTTCGGATCCACCTGGGCGTCGGCGACGGCCAGCTGTTCTTCCAGCCGCTTGATCTGGTCCGTGTCGGTCTCCAAGATGATGACGAACACGGCATCCATCCAGTCGGCGAGCGGTGTCCACGGACCGATCCCGGCCAGCGCGAGCCTGCCGTTTGTGTAGTAGTTCCGGTACGTAGCGTTAGCGATCGCGTGGAGGGTCTTCAGTCGGACCCACGGCCTTTTCCCGCTGCCTCGAACAAGTCCTTCATGATCTCCGCCACGGTCTGCATGTGCACCTTCACGTTCACATCCTCGAACATGAGGTTGTAGAGCCGCCGCCGCGAGCTGCCCGCCTCGAACTCCTCGAACCGCTTCCGGTCGGGCTCCGGGTAGATCTGGCCGTCGGGCCCCCGGAAGTGCGGCACCGGGTCACCGTCGTCCATCGTCCCGAGCACCAGCGCGCCCTCACCGGTGCGCTGGAGTTCCGTCGGGCTCGCGGTCGGCAGCTCGTTACGCACGACCTTCGCGGGCAGCTCCTTGTACTTCCACTGGGCCGGGACGCCGTCGTCGTTGACGATCATGCGCGGCATGATGTCCCCGAGCACGATCAGCAGGTCCCCGCCGCCCTTCTGGGAGGCGAGCGCGAACCGGTGGAAGTCACCGGCGCCGGGGTCCGGCGCGGCGGTGAAGTGGTGCGTCTTGATCGTCTTCTCGCTGGTCTCCGGGTTCTCGTGGATCGCCCGAAGGTCGAACTCGATCTTCGGGACCTCGGGGACCGTGTCCGGGCCGTACGTCTTCGGCATGATGCACTCCTTGATCATGTGGATTGTGAAGCTGGCCAGCAGGTACAGGCTGTAGGCGGCGGCCAGGCCGGTGAGCCCGGAGGCGACGACCTGGTCCACCGGATCCGGGATCATCCGCGCGCCATCCTGAGCGAGTCGCGCACGAAGTTGTTCGCCCGCGTGCCAGGGTGCATGACCTCCTTGGCGAAGCGCACCTGGCCGCCGGCCATGAAGCGCAGGTGCGCGTTCGGCCGGTTCGGGATCGCCCGGATCACGTGCGCGTGCGTGCCGAACAGGATGTACCCGAGGTACGGCGTAAGCCCGTCCTTGCCGATGATCACCTCGACGGCGGGGCGGAGCGGGCCGCGCGAGGTCTCCCGCTTACGCGAGGTGGAGACCAGCCGGCCGGTTCGACGGTTCGCCCGGCGGATCTGGTACTGCTGGACCAGCGTCGCCCGGCGACGAAGTTCGTGCCGGATCGGGCCGTCGGGCGCGTTCACGAAGCGCGCGTACTCCGCGTCGTCCACCTTCCCGGACCGCTGGGTGATCACCACTCGTGCCACTAGTTCGCCACCCTCGCCATGAGGTCGAAGATCACCGACGCCTCCAGCGCGTACATGCCGCCCTCGGGGCCGATCGGCGTCACGTCGCCCGCGTCGGCGTTGATCTCCTTGGGGTGCCAGTCCGGCGGCGAGCTGGCCATGTTGACCATGAACTGTGAGAGCAGGGCCGCGTCCCGTAGCTGGGCCTCCCCGGCCACACCGAAGGCGTCCGTGTCCGTGCTCCACGTCGGTTGGTCGCACGACCCGGCGCACCGGACGATCTGGATCCCGTACGCGGTCTGGCGTCGCTTCATCGCGGAGAACGGCGTGCCGGTGCGCGGGGCGCCGGAGGTCGTGCCCTGACGGGTCGGGTCGGTGATCCCGGCGAAGCCCACGGACACCTGCTCGCAATCCCAGGCGTCAAGCTGGAGCTGGCCGGGGACGATGCGGCGCCGTGCTGGCAACTCCACGTCGTGCTGGGCGAAGTACGTCACCAGCGCGGGGATGACGCCCTGGGCCCACGTGAGCAGGTCCGGCGGCTCGATGGGGAGCTGACTGGGCTTCATCGGCGGGCCCTCCGGCGGGTGCTCTCCACCTCGCTGGAACTGGGCGTGCGACGCGGGCGCCGGCCAGCCTTGCGCGCGGGGGGCTTCGTGGCCGGTTCCGGCTCCTGCTTGGGCGCCTCTGCGGGCTTCTCGGGCTCGCTGGCGTCATCGGCCGGGGGTGACGGCTCATGCCCGGAGAACGGATCGTGGGCCCTGATCAGGTCGTCATCTGCCATGGCGGCCAGCGTAACCCAATGTCACCCCATTACGCGGGGGGTGCGATCCGCGTAGCAGTGGGCAGGTCCGGGCTCCACACGCTGGCCATCCGGGTCGGGCGGGTGCCGTTCTTCCGGCGGGGGTTCACCGACTCCAGCCACATGTCCACGGTCGGCACACCGGTGCGGTGCTCTTCCAGGAACTTCGAGACATCCATGGTGACCGTGATGCCCTGCCGCGTGACCGTGCTCGCGTTCGCCGGGATCGCACACCCGGCCTCGCCGCACCAGGAGCGCACCAGCTCAATGGCCAGCGTCACGCACGCGGAGATCCCGCCGACGGGCGGCAGGTAACCCCGGTCGTACAGGACCGTGGTCGGGCCTTCGTCACCGCACCCGGACCAGCCCTTCCCGTCGGTGCGCTGGAGCCAGCCCGATGCCAGCAGTTCGTACCGGCCCGGATCCATCACCTGTCCGTCGGCGGTGCGCACCTCGGTGACGGCGGTCGCACTCGGGTCCAGCTCCACGGCGATCGGTCGCGGGTGGGCGCCGCGCCATGCCGCGTTGAACAGCCAGGCGTCCGCGTAGTTCGTGGCGTAGCTCAGGCCGGGCGCCTGGAACCAGCACCCGCACGCGCCGATGTCCTGGAATGGCCAGGTCCCGCTCCCGACGGCCAGCGGCCGGCTCCGGATCTCCGCCTGCTCGTGGCAGCCAGCGCCCCTCCACCGGTGACCACTGAGCTGGTAGAGCAGCTCGGAGGCCATCATCAGGATGACCAGCCACTGGTTCGAGCTGGCCCGCTGGCGCCACTTCTCGGGGACATCGCTCGGGGACGCCCACGGCCCGCACAGGATGGAGCTGGCCTGTGCGGGCGGGACATCCGGAATCGGAAGCGGGACCGGGCTGCTCATACCTGAGCGACCACCGGCACCAGACCGGCGTCCAGGTTGGGCACGGTGGCCTCCCGGACGTACTGCCAGACGCGGTCCGACGGCGAGTCGAAGTCGTCGTTCGGCCCCGAGCCCCACCCGGCATTCTGGGTGCTGTAGCCGTCGAACTCGGGCAGCAGGGCCGCGTCCCCGCTCAGCTGCCACGACCCCGAGGGGATCAGGAACGCGCGCGGCACGACCCAGTGGAAGTACGGGAGGTTGGTGGCCAGCGCGGAGCCGATGACCGCCTTCGTCCAGAACTCCAGGGAGACGCCGTTCGGGGTCTCCTCCACGCCGGTCTGGGGCGCGCGGTAGCCGATCTGGTTGGGCGTGGTGGCGGCGTCGTTGATCACGTCGCCACCGATCAGGAACGCCAGCAGGTTCGGATCCGGGGAGCAGATCTGGAAGCCCTTGATCGAGCCGCGCTTCAGGGTGTACGGCGCCTGGTAGTTGACGCACGCGACGCCCGAGCCGTTGAGCTGGGTCACCTGCTTCGCGTCTTCGTACTCCAGGCCCAGCTCCACCTTCACCAGGGCGTCGGACACGTACGCGTTCGTCGTGCCCACGGAGGGCTTGCCGTCCACGTCCAGCTTCGCGACGCGCACCCCGAGGGCGAACAGCGTTCCCGCACCGTCGTAGGTCATATCCTTCTCCTCTAGCCGATTACGGGAACTTGATCGCGACGCTGGAACATGGGTCGTATCCAGCGACGAAGAGGGCGTCCGCCCAGACCTGCTGCCGGTTGGTCCGGCGGTCGATGGTCATGGCCGGGTCGCCCATGGTGGACACTGTGGACAGTCGCGTGAAGACAGGACCCGTTGCGTAGCCCCAGGTTCCCGCCTGCACGCCCGGACCCTTGCCGGTGTACCCGGCGTCCGCGATCACCACGGCGCCGGTCGCGGTCTGGATCTCGTTGCCCACCTTGAACAGGTTCGCCGCGACCTGGGTCGCGATGACGATCGGGATATGCAGATAGACCCGCTGGCCCTTCGTCTTGTCGCGCGCGGCCTGCTCCAGCAGGCCCACACCCTGGAGCAGCGACGTGGCGGCGGTCAGCACCTCCGCGTTCCCGTCGGAGAAGTACGGGTTCATCACGCCCGTCTCGCCGGTGGCGGTCACGTCGAACGGAGCTGCCTGGGTGCCCGCGCCTTCGGCCAGCTCGCGCGCGAGGGCGAAGGACGCCACCGCGTTGGCCTGCCGAGTCACGCGCGCCAGGGCCTCCTTCAGGTCCACCCCGAGCGTGGTGCACTCGCTGGTGAGCCGGTACCCGAGCGGGGACAGGAACGTGACGGCACCCGGAGTGCCGTCCATCGTGTCCGTTTCCTCGCAGGGGTCGAAGATCTCCAGCGTGGGGCAGCCCTCGCCGATGAACGAAAGGCCGTTCTCCCAGTCCCCGGAGTTGTCCGGCGGGGCGGACGCGAGCAGGTTCGCCGACGACTGGGCGGCAGCGGCTGGAGCTGTGGTCTCGACGAAGTACGTGGGCACCTGTGGTCTCCTCTCGAACGCCTAAGTGATCAACCGCCCGGCCCCCGTCGGGGAGGGGCCGGGCGGAAGAGATCAGGCGTCCCAGCCGCCAGTGGGGACGGCCTTCGTGCCAGCGGCAGAGCCGTCCGGACGGAGCGGCAGGACCACGCGCAAGGACTCCTTGCCGGTGAACGCCACACCCTCGAACGTCTCGATGAAGGTCTGGTAGCGGTTCCGCTTGTTCAGGTCGGAGTCGCGCACCATGCCCAGGTCGAGCGTGCCGCCGTCCAGGAGCAG